TGTTAGTGGCCATTCTTTAGCCTTGTGTCTTGTTGAATGTCCTTTTGTGTTTTCGCTCAATCCCACCATTTTTCAATATTATCACTCATAATATTGAATAACAATTTTCGAGCTCTATCGTGGTTAATATGTCCGATATTCATAGCAATTCTTTGTTTTTTATCGGTACTGACGTTATCGTGGTCTTCTAATGAAAAAATACCTTCACCATTTAAGACTCTTTTATAAATTCGTGGATATTTTTTAAAGTAGTCATCGAAGTTTTCTTCTAATAATCGTGATTCCCAAGAACTATACCCTTCTTTTCCCGGTACGGGTTCAAACCAATGTTTTGTATTATGATAGTCAGTGTATTCGCCTGAATAAAATTCATCTTGAACTAACCCCATCAATTTTACGCACAATTTCATTCTTTTTACATCTTCTTGAGCTCGAGTATGTAAGTCTCTACGACCAATATATTCAGCTTGTCCTGATAATTTATGTTTCATAATCTCAAAGATATAATGACTATCCCAATTTCGGTCTTTCCATATAATTGGGAACCAATAAATTAGGTTCTTCACACCTTGTTTGATGTATTTGTGGTAATATCTACCATCGTGATTCCACCACAACGGAATAAACTGTATTTTTCGTACAATCCACGATTTTTTTTCAGATTTTTCCGCCCATTCGTCGAATATGTCTTTTTCTGGTTCCATTTCTAATATTTTTTTACAAAGATAGTAATTTTTCTTTATGAGACAAATAATTTTCATTAAAATCTCGATTAAAATTTATTTTTAAATCTTGAGTCATCTCAAAACTCCATTTATTCATAAAATTATTGAATAAATTAATACAACATTCTATATGTTTATCAGTTTGGGATGAAAATAAGACCTTATTAACCCAATTGAACTCCTGGTGAATTTGATATACGTCCATTATTTGAATTTACCCATATTTTTAGTCATAGACTCTAATTGTTTCATCATTTCACTCATGTCCGGGATATTTGCGAATAAATTAGGGTTTTTAATACCATCTTTACTAACAGAATTCATCATTTGAGATGGAAAACTTTTTTTTATTTCAGTAAATGATGTGAAAAGTTTTCTTCCATATTTTTTCCACCATTTATAAATTAATACTATTGTCACCACTTGGACAATCACGAAAATTGTTAAAATTACATTTAAATACATAGTTTTTTCTTTAAGAATAAATCATTAATTTGGTTAAATCAAATTTTCAATTGAAATTACCATTATTTAATCTTATATTTAACAATATGAAAAGGTCAGTTCAATTTTACATAAACAATTTACGAAAAGATGAGATGGAAACCTTATTTGGTGAAGGTAGCCAAGTTGTTATTAATTTTATCAAATACTCAACCAATAATAAATGTTTCACAATCGATTGTAAATTACTTACAACCGACCCTGAATTATGTGAAGATTTTTTCCCTGATGGATTAATTCTTTTAGTGATGGAGAGTTGGAAATATACGGGACTTAGAGAAAATATTAACATAAGTCACTCAATCGATGTTAAATAAATAAATGTAAATCAGATTGAATTAAACCTTCTGTCGTAAAACTTTCAAACACTTCCTGGACGACCGTAGAAAAATTAATTTTTGGGTCATTATTTCTAATTTTAGTTACTTCATTTGAGAATTCTCTGAATACTCCTGAAATATGTGCGAAATAGTACATTTCCTCAACGTGTTCTTCGTTTGACATAATAATATAAAAGTTTTAGGGGGTTAATTACTAATAATTATAGTAATATTTTGTTTTTTAATCAATATGGTTTGATTTTTATTTTTATTAATCTTATAATTATCTAAAACATTTAATTTTATGAAAAAAGTAGAAACAACAAGTAAAGTAAAAGTACATTACACAGGTAGATTAGAAGACGGAACAATTTTTGATACATCAATCGCTGAAGGTAGAGAACCATTAGAAGTTGAACTAGGTTTAGGACAACTTATTAAAGGATTTGAATCAGGATTAATTGATATGTCTGAAGGTGATAAAAAAACTGTTGAGATTTCTGTGGAAGACGCTTACGGTGAGCCAAAACCTGAATTTATCAATGAAGTTCCAAAAACTAATGTTCCTGAAGGAATTCAAGTTGGTGAATCTTTACAAGGTATGGGACCTCAAGGGCCCGTTAATGTTCAAGTCGTTGCCGTGAATGATGAAACTGTCACATTAGACGCAAATCATCCGTTAGCCGGTAAAAATCTTATATTTGATTTAGAAGTTATTGAAATTTCTGAATAATTAAAAAGGGACTTAATTGTCCCTTTTTTTATTTATACATCTTTTTTTCGTCTTTTGGATATTTCTTTTCATATTTTTTAATAATTGCTCCGGATTCAGAATTCGCTTCATCTTCATTCTTACCACCAATATCAGGACCTTGATTACGTTTTAAAATTGTTCTTTGATATTCGTGAACCCATTCGTGGGCAAGTGTTCTTAAAATGTCCCTATTCATTCTACCCTTAGATAAAATTAATAACTCATCTTTATCATTTCTTTGACCTGTTGTCATATTACCAACTCTTTCACCAACAAACTTAATCGTTATATCATTTTTTAATGGATACAGTTTTTGTAAGTATTTGATGAAGTCATTAAAGAATTTATAATTCTCTTTTGGAACATCAGAATCAATATGTTTAACTATTACTTTCATATTTATAAATATATTAAAATTTGTTAGTATTTATAATAAACTAAATTTTATATGTCTAAGAAAATTTTAATAACAGAAGAAGATAAAAACCACATTAAATTATTATATAATATTAATGAACAGGGGGCCGATGATATTTTTAAAGGATTAACCGATAAAATATCCAATATGTTAAAAACAGGCAAGTTTAATGATGATGACGATAACACTTCAAATAACATAACAACAACTGATGACGATTTTTATAAATCAGTTTTAAAATGTTTAGGTGCTGAACCAACTAAAAATAATATGTTATTTATGTACGCTTGGAGACAAGCTGAAGGTGGTAAAGCAAAAAACAACCCATTCAATACTACTATGAAAATGCCTGGAGCAACAAATATTAGTAATACTTCCGTAGGTGTTAAAAATTATTCAACTCCGGAAGAAGGTATTGAAGCAACCTGTAAAACTCTTAAAAATGGTAGAGATAAATACGGATATTATAATATTATCGATGGACTAAAAAATGATGTAGGTTTATCTCAATTATCCGATGCAGTTATAAATTCAAAATGGGGTACTAAAGATTTATTACGTAAAGTAACTCAAGGATATGTTTCCGGTCATTCCCCAAAACCACACCCAATCAATAAATCAGAAATCGCTTAAAACAACAAAACCGACATATGTCGGTTTTTTTATTTAATAAAGTGTAATAAAATATAACTTAATTTGTATCCGGTGAACGCTCCTAAAGCAGATGGTAATGGAAACACAATTAATTTACCCAAATCAGTCACATATTTTGTTCTATTAACAATCTTACCCATAAAGAAATAATATACTAAATAATCTAAGAATACCGCAATATCGGTACGTGTAGAGATGAAAACAACTAAGGTAGCACCTAAGAACCCAAAGGTAAAATTATCTCTTACACCCACCCAAATTTCTTTTGGTGTTGCACTCTTATATTCCTTAACAATTTTATTAATTTTTACTTTATTTTTCTTAAAGTAATTATTGTTCTCCGAGTCTATATTTTGTTTTTCCATCTAATGTTTCTGCCGTAAATTCATCCTTATTTAAGAATGTTAGTTCTAATTGGATACTTGCCACTAATAATTCCTCAACTTGGTCCCAAGTTATCAAACCTTTCATCCATAATGTATGGAGTGACCTCATCATCTCAAATTCTGTTGCTTCGTTCATTTTCTACTTGTTTATATAATTCGTCTAAATTTTGTTCATCTAACTCTGTTGTTGTGAATTGTTCGTTTGTTAATTCACATAGGTAGAAGTGGTGATTCACATTGTATTGTTTTCCTCTGTAATTTAATGTGGATGGTTCCGACATTAATTTCATTTCTTTTCCGGTTAATGGACTTTTCATAATATTTATATTAGTTGGTATTTAATCCAAATTTCTGTTTGTTCAGGTAATGTAAATATGGAATGAATGAATAATTTTGTTTTACCTAATTTACGATTTCTTTCCAAGTAATTTTGAAAATCATTAAAATCTATAAATCTTCGGGTACATACACTATATTTTTCATCATTATATTCAAAAGTCGATGTCGTTATTTGTGTTATAGTCATAATATTATTTCAATTGTTATACCTGCCGGTCCTAATGATAGGTTGTAGGTGTTAAATCTATTATCGTTTAACCACCCATACTTTTTGAAGTTAAAGATTATCACATCTTTTCCTTCGTATTGTGCGTGGATGGCATTTGTTTGGTAATCAATCGCCGGATGAGACACAAACCCATTTTTAACCGGATTTATGAATTCTTTTTCCAATTCCTGTGTCTGAATATGTATTAACATTTTTTATTCTTTATATTGGTAATTATTAAATTTTTCATTATTACTTTTCACTCTCCAACGAATTGTAACCATTGGAATTTTAAGTATATTTGACGCTTCCGCCAAACTTTCATAAATAATATTATCAATCATTACCGGTTTCATATTTGTTGGTTTTACCCCTTTCCTTTTTTCACTTAATTTTTTTTTAGTCTCTTCGGAATGTTGTTTCCCATAAAATGGATTATTGTTTTTAGTTCTAGGTCTACATTTGTTACAATGAATGTGACCATAACCTATTCTTTTACCACATTCACAATAAACATATGTAACACCACCTTTCCAATTTGGGTTTTGTTCTTTATCGTAACTTCTTCTATTCTCCAATGACTTTTTAATAATATCTATTGGTATTTTTTTACCCTTCCAAAATCCATCTTTACCATACATCCCATTTTTTTCACCTGAAACAATTTCACTTCTTTTTTTTCTTTCATCTTCAGTTAGATTGTCCCAATATTTTTTTGTGGAGATTCTTTGTTTTTCAACCCAATTCTCACCATACTTTATAAATTCAGACAAATCACCCCCTGTTCCACCTTCAGTCAAATTATAACCATTTTCAATAGTTTTTAATTTATCTATCCAAAAAATTTCTTTTTCATTCAATTCATTTTTATTAAAGCACTCTTCTAAAATTGTTTTAGAAAAATTTTCTAACCCATATTTTTTTATTGATAACTTAATTAATTTTCCACTTCCAAAATACTTTTCAAATGACTCACCACTATATTGTCCAATATAAGATTTACCATTTATATTGTTTTTTATTTCATAGATTAAAAACTTTTTCATATTGATTTAGTTTAAGGATTACTCTTTAATATAAATATCATAAAATTATGAAAAAACTAGTTAGATAATGGCATTTTTATGGTTGGATGTGATTGATAATTTTCAACAATAAAATCAGTTATTAGACAACTATTCAAAAATTCAGCAACACTTTCATTAAAATTAATTTGGTTAGACATAACTAATTTAGGTAATTCAAATGGTTTCCTTGTTAATTGTTCTTTAACACCATCTACTTGGTTTTTATAGATATGAGCATCACCTAAATTAGTAATTAATTCGTCAGGTATCATATTAACCATTTTCCCAATAATTTCTAATAATAAACCATAAGATGATATATTAAATGGAAGCCCTAATGGAACATCATTTGACCTCATATTAAACATTAAAGAGATTGCTCGTTTTGGGATGTCATTATCGTTTAGTAAATCCATAATATCGTGTTCTTCCATATTATGCCACGACATATCTTGACTGAAATTGTTTTTATTCCAAATATCTTTTCTATCATCTAAACTCAACTCTCTTGTATAAACTTGAAATCCATAATGACAAGGTGGAAGAACCATTTGGTCTAATTCTCCAACATTCCAAGCATTAACCATCAATCGTCTTGAGTCTGGATTTGTTTTAAGGTCGTTGATTAGGTTTGTGATTTGGTCTATACCTTTTTTACTAAGGTGTTCAATTTCTTCTTTAGAACCAAATTGTAATTTGTTATAGTCTTCTCTCCATTTATCACTATCATAACCCCACTTTCTCCATTGCTTACCGTACACAGGACCTAACTCACCCCACTTCTTAGCAAACTCATCATCTGTTTTGATTTTGTTGGTGAATTCTTCTTGTGTTAATATTCTAGGTGGCATCGCATCTATTACGGGGTCATTTGATAATCTATCAAAGGATTCTAAAATACTTTGTTTATAAGATTTGTAGCAATCACCATCCCAAATATGACAATTATTATCAACCAAAAACTTAATGTTGGTATCTCCTCGTAAGAACCAAAGAAGTTCTGTTACGATTGTTTTGAATGGCATTTTCTTTGTAGTCAAAAGAGGAAAACCATCTTTCATATCGTGACGTATTTGTCTTCCGAATACTGAGATTGTCCCTGTACCTGTTCTGTCTTGTTTTGTTACTCCGTTGTCAAGAATGTCTTGGAGAAGGTCTGTGTATTGTTTATCTAGTTTATTCATATTTCAAAATATCTACGTAATAATTATCGGTGTTATAACCGTATTTAATTCTGTTTTGTTCTGCCTCTTCTTTAGTTTTGAAAGGAGCCAAAATTACATTATGTTCTTTGCTCCCGTGTGCCGGTGATTTTTCATACACAGCATAAAGATTATTTATAAGTCCCATATACTTTTTCTTTTTCGTTTTATTTTATTCAGTAGTAACTTCAGTATCATCACTATCACTTGTATCTTCTTCTTCATCCTCTAATTCTTTATTACGTTGATACCACATTGGATTTGGTAACCCACTGTAATGGTCCCATAATTCATCGTCAATTATTTCCGGTTTATTCATATTTTTTATCCACAAAGGAATGTATTAATTCGGCTTGTATATCAATTGTGGTGAAATGTATAAATATTTCACCACCTTTACTTTCATTATCAAGGTATAATTCATCAAGATAAGTTTCAAACTCTTTCATTTCAGATAACACCATTTCCTTATCAATAGTTAAGTTACCTCTGAAAATCATATAATATGATAGTAACGGTAAAATAGAATCGTTCAATTCAAAAAGGTGACTTCCGTTACAACGATGTTCACCTTTCTTATAGGTACATCTAAAATTATATTCTTTACTCTCCATCTTTTAAATAAAATCTATATCCTCGTTTATATTCACCATTAATTTCATAAATCCCACTACTAAAAACGTAAGCAAATGGAAATTCTTCACCTTCAAACCAAAATAACGTAACTTCATTTGATGACCCCAAAAAATATGAGATTATTCCATTATTTTGTCTTTTACCATCAGCATATTTGTCAAAAAAATCATTCCAATCATTATAAACCTCATCAAGTTGTTTATATTTTCCCTTCATTTCTGGGGGGATTCTTGTATTGTATTTATGATTGTTATTCTCCATCCAATTCTTTTTCTCTACCTTCTTCAACTTTTTTATTAATATAATTTCTAAGGTCTTCCATAGATTGTAAGAATCCCAATCTTAATCGGTGGAACTCTTCATCTTTGATTTCATCCCAATGACTATAACTTTCAAAACAATAGTCAAATCCTTCTTCATCCATTCTGTACTGAACTGATTCCCAAAGTTCCAAATCATCTTCCTCATCTTCTAAAGAATCCAATCCCAAGAAAATTCTTAACTTTTCGTCAGTTGGTCTCGCATCTTTATGTTCATTTGGAATGGTATATGTTCTACCATAACTTGTTGTTAAAGATTTACCACCATTCATAATGTAGATGATACCTTTTGTGTTGGTCATCTCAATTATCTCGTGTTGGTCATCCACAATTACGTAATCAGAGACACCAAGTTTGTATGCTCTGAATGTATCCCCTTCAAAATTTAGTAACCCTAAATGGGGTTTTCTGTTTTTATTATCGTATTTCGCCATTTTATTTATATTTGGTTGTTGTAACTGTTTTAGGAAATACTTCTTCTAAGAACTTATCTTCAAAGACATAACCATTATGTGAACCTGCATCCCAAACATTAAATTTGAAATGTTTTCCATCAGATTTTCTTTGTACAATATAATCCCAAGAATCACCATCTGACTTATCAGATGTGTTTATTTTATCTACGTGAGTATATTTCTCACCGTTTAATTCGTGACTATCACCTTTATAATTAACATTATCCCATAAATCCATAAGGGTATCGTGGTCCAAATCAATCTTTTCTCTAACTTTTTTTTCTTTTTTAGTTGCCATTTGCGTGTTTTATTATTAATCTGTTTATTCTCCCTATTTTATTGATACTATCCGCCCATTCTGTGTGAGATTTTGGCTCACCAAACATCTCCAAATATATCTTTTCCGATAAAGATAGTAATTTTGAATAATATTTCCAACTATTAAGGTCAGGTTTTTCCAAAATAGTTTCAATTGGTTCATTTATGAATGTTGTTATTTTCTTAAACGAAGGAAATCTTCCGTGAGGAACTTCCCATTCTCGTCCGGTTTCAACATCCTTTAATAAATGTCTATCCCCACCTAAATTTTTTAAGTATCTAATTTTTGTGGGAGACCATTTACCAATAAACTCATCACCTTCAGATAATTCATTTAGTTTAATCGTTCTGTCTTCGTATTTATTTTCCATTTGTTTTTTGTTCATATAATTCTTCAACATCCTTTTCAGAGTAAAATTGTAATTGGTTGTTGGTTGTTTGAATTTCTTTGTATTGTTTCTCCACCGGTAGAGTTGCGTTACCAAAATCAGATAGTGTTGTTGTTACCCTCATTTTGTAGTGTTCCTCCACCTGACTTAGGTGGTGTTGATGGATTAATCCAGTTGTTGTTACCCCCATTTTGTAGTGTTCCTCCACCTTACTGTAATTCAATCTATCCAAACCAAAAGTTGTTGTCACCCCCATTTTGTAGTGTTCCTCCACCATTCTTCTTCCAATTCTCTCATGTAATTTAGTTGTTGTTACCCCCACTTTGTAGTATTCCTCCACCCATATCTTTGTAATGTCCTTAATTTGTTGGTTAGACATACTAAAATAGGATTCAAAAAATTTCCAAATTTCTCTATAACTCACATAAACATACCCATTTTTTTTATTGTATTGTAAAATACATTTCCCATCTTTCATATGAAAAATATAATCAGGGTATTCTTCCATAATGAATGGTTCCATAGGGTTAAAATTTTCATTCAACCACTTAATACAAAGATTCTCTAATTTAGTCATTTGATTTCAAATTAAATTCTTTAATAATCATATTACTAAAATCCGTGATAATATCTATTTCATAATAATCGATAGTGTTTTTATAATCACGTAAAACTGAATTAGTTAAACCCTTAGAAACACCATCAATTATTATAAACATACCAACGTTAAATTCCATAGGTATAAATTCAATAATTTTTCCCGTTAGGTGTTTAACATTTTCAATTACTTTTTCAATAAATTTTTCTTTATCCATTTGATTCTTCATAAATTTTATAATCAAAATACCAGGGACTTTGTTCCCCCTCATTTTCGTTTTTAACAATTTCTTCGGCAGCAGCCTTAGCCTCCTCGTAACTATAATACGACTCCAAAAAACTACGAGAATCCGTATCTAAAAAAGGTTCCCGGTGACTATTTCTCCAAACTATAATATACATTATTCTAAAATATTTTCTCTGTTACCACCCCACACTTTGTTAAACTCCTTGTCGTCTCTTAACTTATCAATAAATTCTTGTTTAGTTAAACACACATCAGTATATGGACCTGAAAATGGGGGATTCTCCTTCATCCAATTAAGTTCGTATCTCTTATACAAATTACTAAACAAATCAATTTCCGGTAGTAATAACTTAAATTTACTTTTGAAATCATCACTCTTGATTTTATATTGTTCTCTCACCCACTCCTGTCTTCCATCATCAATCAAAGTTCTATTAACAATCTTATCAATCTTCTTGTCAATTTCCTCCAATAGTTTATCCGGCCCCTTATGACGGGACATATAGAATATATCGTTCATTTGATAATCCTCAAATTTGACACATAACTTAGCAGAACGAGTGTATTTTTCAACAATCTCAATTTCCACAGACATATAAACGTGAGGTCCGATTTTACTCATTCTCTTATATCCATACTCTCCGTTCTCCATTGGAGGTGGGGGATTTAATAATACTCTTCTCGTTTTTGGTAGTTCATTACAGATGAATGCTACATACCTTTCCATCACACTTAATTCCATTTTAATTTTCTTTTTGGTGTTGGTGTCCAATATGAGTTATCAAAGTCAATAATAGTAATCATTTTTTCGTCGTCATATTCAAATCCGGTTTCATAGTTTTTACTGAACCATATTTTATATCTTTCCTCGTAAGTCAATTCCTTACAACAATTCTCACCCCACTTTTGGTAGAAGTCATCATCAAATAATAACTTATTAATGAACTCTTCTTGTGTTAAGGGTCTAAATCCGTATTGAAAAGATGGGTTTGTGAAATGTTCATAATACCCATCAAACTCAACTAAACATCCATCTAAATAACCTTTTATCCTATCAAATCCGTTTTTAACACCCTCAATAACATAAACCAAATAATTCTTATACAATCTATCGTTTGTATTCATCGGAATGATATCAGGATTAGGTTCACCACCACGTAATTGGTTTACAATCTCTTGGTCAATTTCTTTTTGAACTTCTTTGAATATCTCGGAAGTTAATTCATCGTGTTCTTTTTGTTTTTGAATTTCCCTTTCAAAAGTTTCCGGAGTTAATTGATGTAAAGAATCAATTTTAAAATGTTGGGTTGGGATTGTGAATACTTGATATCCACCAACCGGGTCACCATTAATGGTTATCCCATTTTTTATATATTCGTAAATTGCGTTATCCATCTTAATTAATTTGAATTGACATTGTTTGTTCGTTAGTTACATATTTATCGTTACATACGTTACTTACTGTCAAAATATACTCACCCGGTTCAACACTCGTAAATTGAAAAACATAATTTTTCTTAATCTCCTTACACCCACCTGATTTATATGTTATAAATGACCAACCCATTTCTCTTACGTGACCTGAATGTTCAAAAAATGCTTCAGTTACAGAATAATTAACACCACCAATCGTCATTTTAAGAGCAAACTCTTTATGTATCTCAATCTTCACATCCATATCAATATCGTTGGTATACATAATTTTGGGCGTTGTAGTTAAAGTCATTATTTTTTTAACCTTATCGTAAGATAATGTTACACCTCTCACTTTTATTGTTTGTGAGAACATCGTCATCGTTCCAATTAGGAACATTAATAGTATTTTTTTCATAATTTATCTTCTATTGTTTTTCTTTTTAATCCCATATCATTTTCTCTAAGTTTTACAATTATGGAATATAATTGAATTACCACACCTATCGTAACAATAGTGATACATTCCAAATATATACCTAATAATGACCCCATGAACCCAAAAATTAAGAATATTACTGATTTTTTCATCTTATTCTAATTTTTTTAATAATTTTTGCCAATAACCCTCTTCGTTTCTATATCTATAAACCACTTCAACCTCGTTAGGAAATCCTAACGACAATTTAGTTAAATTTTCAATATCAGCACTAAAAATTGTTTGAAATAAATTCGTTCTAAACGACCCGGATGTACCTCTCATAAAGCACACAAATTCTAATTCTGTTTGTTCCATTTTAATTGTTGTTTTCAAATTGTTTTCTACCAATACATTTAGTTTCTTCTTTTGTTTCCCACAGACCACCTCTTTTCTCGGGTGATATCATATGACAATTGTGGGACTTGTCGTGTTTCATTGAATGTCCAATAATCATATCGTTAAAACTATTCTTTTTACCACTCATCTACGTCAGTTAAATCTAAGGTTAATTTAGTTAAGTCATTATAGACTTTAATTGTTTGTCCAATACCACAGTCGGAAACCGACCAAGTCATATTTCCGTATTTACCATATAAACTTTTAATGGTTAAAATCCATTTATCGTATTTTTCTTGTTGCTTATCACTAAGCTCAATTGTTATTTTTGTGTTACCCATATTTTTTAATTTTATTCAGCAAAGATATAATATTTATTTTAATCTCACAATTTTTTAATTAAATTTATCTATAATAACTTCTAACCCCGTCATACGAGTTATATGCTCACCAATATTAACACCCGGTTCAATTTCACCAGTCACCTCAACAAATATTGCAGGAGAATTTGGTTTTATAAATTCACCATTTTCATCAACTTCATATCTTTCCCATAATTTATAATCTATAATTTTAAGATTGGGAAATAAACCATATAATATTCTTTCAAACTTTTTCTGTTCCATAACAATACAAATATAAGAAAAATATTTTTAATAAAAAGTTGTTGTAATAAGATTTTTTGTATATCTTTGTCGAATAATAATAATCTAAAACATTTAAAAATGGGAAAATTAAACACGAAAGGGAAATATGTTGTTAAAGCAGGTCTTTATGACATTTATGTTAAAATCATGTCTAAACCGGACACAACAAAAAAACACGGATACACGATGTCTTATGATTATTGTATCTTCAAATCAGGGAAACTTGTTGAGAAAGGATTAAAATCAAAAGATGCTGCCGTGGCAAAAGCATTAACGTTAGTTCCAACCAAACAAAAAGCATAATGAATTACGGAAACGATTTTAAAAAGTTCGCAATGAGCGACAGAGGTATTTCAGGACTTAATTTAGATTACTACCAAAAACATATGGAAAATTCATTAACCCCGTATATTTTGGAAGAACGAGAAATGAGAGCAACTCAGATGGATATTTTTTCAAGATTAATTCTTGATAGAATTGTTTGGGCATCAGGACCTGTAGATGATAGAATGGGTGATATTATCCAAGCACAATTAATTTTTTTAGACACCACAGATAAAAAAGATATTAGTCTTTACTTAAATAGTCCTGGTGGGTCAGTGATGATGGGACTTGGTATAAGAGATGTTATGAATTATGTTAAAGCAGATGTTTCAACAACTAATCTTGGAATGTGTGCATCTATGGGTTCAATATTATTGTCTTCGGGAGCTAAAGGTAAAAGAAATTCATTAATTTTTTCTAAAGTTATGACTCATTTTGTAAGTTATGGGACATCGGGGAATATCCAAGATACTCGTATAAGTCATATGGAAGCCGAAAAATATAACTATATGTTATTCAAAATATTATCTCAAAATTGTGATAAAACTTTTGATGAGATTTATGAAATTTCAAGACGAGATAAATGGTTTAACTCTGAAGAATCAAAAGAAATTGGATTAATTGATAACATTATTGGTTTAGAAAATAGTCCCTCAATCAGTCAAATGATGGAAGGTTTTGAAGATTACTATTCAAAAGAAATTTACAATAAATAAATTAAAAGTCCGGTTTTCCGGACTTTTTTACTTTAAACCCCCAACCATTCCAACCCTCATTTTTGTATTGTGTTGATGGGACTGAGGGAAGACAATATTTATCTCTAATCGTTTTATCTATTTTTTTATACTGATAACCACTTTTAATGTCAAGTTTTTTAACTATTTTAATAAATTCATCAAAAGAAACAAATTTTTTATCAATATTGGTAACCTTATTATTACTCAAATAATTTGACCAACTAACCCACCCCCTTTTACCATAATATCTGAAAGGTTTTAACGGAACATCAAACGGGATTAACCCATTTCTATGATGTTTCCGATAATCTTCGGAACATTTAAATTTAAAATTACGTAATTTAAATTTTGCCTCATCATATGAAATATAGGTAACATCATTATCAAATTTATTATTTGACCCCAAAAAATCAATCCAACTAATCCAACCTCTTTTTTCGTAGGATTGGTCGGGATATTTACAAATATAATCAGGCAATTTAAGTGTTTTAATTTGACGATACCAATCTGATTTTGATTTAATTTTTAAATTTTTTTGAATCCAAGATTTAGTTTCATCATAAGTCATTTTATAAGTTATTCCACAACCACCTAACCCACCCGACGAAGTGTTTGTCAAATTTGTGTGTTTTAAGATATATTCTTTTTCTTTTTCACTCCATAATAAATTATCACACTCTTCAAGGATAATAAAATCAATATCATAATTGTTTTTAATTATCCAATAATCTTTATGTGTTAAATTTTTATTTTTTTTAACCGAGTATTTTGTTAAATATATATGTCTTTTCAATCTATAAGAAGGATTATCCGATTTCCCAATATATCTAATTTCATTAGGTGATTCTTTACTGACTAACCCATAAATAAATGTATTCATAACTTATCTTTTATTATAAATATCAACAAATTATGTAAAATCATAGTTTTACTTCCGGTGGTATTGTTTTTATTTATTTTTTTATTTATACTTAAATAAAAAACGATAATATGATTACAAGAATTTACGGAGCATCCGATGATTTGATAGAAATTGACGGACAAATTATTGATGAGGTTGAGGCTTACTCAGCCGACAGGGAACCTATTAAATTCAAAACTCCCTCAGGAACCAAAGGGTCATTTTTTTACGACGGTGAATGGAAAATTACAATCGATGAGAAAGGAACTGATTTCGTTAAGGTTATTGAATCTGTTGGTGATGATAATGAACACACCGAAGAAAACACTAAAGATGTCCCATCACATAGTGATGTATTAATCTTGGATGGTGATTTGGAATGGGTTAAAATAAAAGGAGAAAAATTTAAATCTTAATACGATGGCAAACACAATGACAAGTTATGTTAAGGTTGGCGGCCTTAACGAAGAAACACACAAAAAATTTGTTGAGTTATTTGAAAAATCTGACGACCTATTAAATCACGTCAACACATTATACGGAACCGACTTTAAAGAGATTGATAAAGATTGGATGTTGTTAAATGTTGGGTCAACATTTTTAGAGATTGAGTGTGAAGATTTAGAATATCGAGAAACGATAGATTTGATTCTTGAAACTGCTTGGTCAGTCCCGACAGAGTATTTTCAAAAGATAGTTGAGGTTATTGGTGGAGATGTTGTAATATATGGTACTTATGAAGACGAAGGTTACGACCCACTTGGAGCATTTGTATATGCTGAGAACTACGATGATATTGAAAATTATGAAGAGTTTGAATATGATAAAATGTTTCAGGACGATGATTATATGGATGAAATGTATGACGGTCTATACGAACTTCGAGATTCTTTATATGAAGGTTATCGTGAGGTGATGGATGAAAGAAGTGTAGAAGAAAATTAAACCATTATAAAAAACAATTATGAAATCACATTTTAGAAAAACGGAGTATTACACCTCCCACAACGCAAACACTCCGGTAGAGTTGGATAGCGAAAAATTCCCTAACTTCAAGGGAGAAACAGAAGAAGACTTTTTACAATACATCTCTGAAAATTTGGATGAATGGGTTGACGGAGAAGGCGAACCATCGTTTGATGAGGAAACACAAGACGCATTGTATGAATTAAAAAACGGGTCAATGGAAGAATATTGGGGTTCTTATCAAAACTATTTTGAAGGTGAACTACAAGTAGGAGAACCAACACCTCAAGATAATTACAAAAATGGTAATTTTAAAACCATAGATTCAATCTCAATCTAAAAAAAAACCCCCAATTATTGTTGGGGGTTTTCATCTTTTATTAAGGAATATATTTTACTTAGTTTTTTCATCATCTTAAGACAAATGTTTCTTGTTTGATTAATTTCATATCTAAAGAATTTTTCATAATCAGTACCAAATCTAGTTATTTTATTTAAATATTTATCAAAATACCTTTGTTTTGCACCTCTGAATCCAAACATATTTTCCATAAAGTCGTTAGTTAAAAAATCTTTCATTAATCCTCCTCTCCACTGTAATAGTGTTTTAAAATATTGTTGTAATGTTAAATCAACCATTTCATCGTCGGTTACATTATCCGGATAATCCATATCATTATCATCAAAAGTTTGTTTTATTTGGGGGATAATTAATTTTAATTCTTCCCTCAACCCTTCATAAGTTAATTCGGAACCCTCTTTATACGCAACATAGACTCTGTGGTTTGTTATGAACTTATAAAAATCTTTCTTTGTAATCCCACTCTCTTCTAAGGCGGCATATAACTCAGTTGCTCTTACCAAGTTTTCTGTGGTGTGAGCAAAATACATATAATTTAACAATTTATTTAATGGGGGTATATTTCCGAACCTTCTTTGAGAACCAATATGATATTCAACTCTTTCAGGTGTTTTAACTATTGGGTTAACAGATTCATCATATGCGTGTTTTAGTTCGTGAGCCAAACTTGAAACCATAACAACTCTTTCTTTATTAAACTCATCAATAACGTCCTGAGTGGTTACACCATAATCAACGGCAAAAGTGATTGATAACACCACATTATTTATGTCTTGAGTTCTTTCATAATTAAATTTAGCGTTTATCTCAACCTTCCCGTGGTGGGTCATACCATTTACCAATACTTTAGGTTTTTTAACCCCATCAAAACTATAATCATTAATATCTTCAATGTTGAAGGATAATTTTATCTTCTTAAATTTATAATCGTTAATTTGGAAATCACCTTTTAATATAATTGTTTTTTTAAATTGAGTTTGTAAATCAGATGTTGGTTTAAGCTCCATCATCATTTTGTCAAATAATTGTTGTGCAACTGAAACAATGTTAGTTGGAACACCTACGGCTTCATTCAATTTAGTATATTGAGATTCTTTAATTCTAATTTTCATAATTATAAATATCTGTATAAATAAAAAACCCTCCGGTAAGGAGGGAATTTGGGTCTTGATATTTTTAAACTATTAATAATGAATTATTTAATATAAAAACTAGTAAAATAATATACTAGTTTTTATAAATATCTCAAATTTTTAAAAGTGTTCGGTGATTATATAATAAATTACTAAAGGCCATAAAAATATAACAACAAGAATGTCGTTAAAAGTTATGTCTTGTTCTGAAATACTCATCAGTATAAAAAAAAGTAATGAGAGTATAAGACCAATATTAAAATAAAGAATAAGGTATATCATATTACAAATGTAAGGTATTTTCCATTAAAAATTAAAAAAATCTTTAAAATAGACGTTTTTTTCCACTAAAAAGGGTGTTTTGTTAAATATTTTCCACTACTCTATTGTTTTGACAGGAACATGGAATTTATCCCAAAACCATTCAATAAATGGTTGTTTCCAATTATTACCGAAATACCCGTTCAAAGTTCTTAAAATAACATCATCTTCAAAGTATAATATTGGTGATTTATCTTTTTTTTCTTGACAAAGTTTATCCGAATAACTTTCAGATTCTTCACTACCCCAATAATCTTCACCATACCATCTAAATAAGGTATCGTCTTCATCATAATCACCTTGATAAAACTTTATTGCGTAATCCACTTCATTACCCCAATCATCAATACCATATTCCCAACCAATGTTATTGGTGTCGTATGTTTTGTTCAGGTAATCAATGACCGCCTGATTTAATTTACTCTCCGTTATTATTATTTTCATATCAATAAATATATTACAATAACATATTATCAATGACTTCCCCAATTTTCTTATACACCGGAGAGTTATGGTGGGGGTCACCTTTTCCAATTGGAGGTTCAATTATGGTTCCACCCAATTCCTCGTATCGTTTGTAATATTTTTTAACTTTACCATATCTGGTGTGTCTAAGATTTCCCCAACCCCAAGAACCTTGGATGACGTAAATCTTCGCATTTGGGAATGTAACACAAATGGAATTAAATAATTTCTCAACACCATTTCTATAATAAAGGTCGTTGGTTCCAATACACAAAAAAACATTTTGAATTATTGGTGAGACATTATGTCTCTTAATCATTTTGGTAAGCTCTGGGACGCGAATACCTTTTTTCCATAGACCAACAACTTTCACAACTTTTTTTGAATTTAAATCAACATATGGAGTTTGAGAATCCCCAATAACAATATTTGTTGGTAATTGGGAATACCCAAGACAACAAAACAATAAACAAATAATAAATTTCATAATTACATTAAATTAAAAAACCCCCAAAATTAACTGGGGGTTAAAATTATTCTTTAGACGAAACTAAATAATACGTGGTTCCTTCGTGTTTGATATACACATCCCTTGGATTATCAACATTTGGGTGGGTGTTCCAAGTTTCAGTCAAACCGGTCTCACCATCCATAGGTTTCATAATACATTTTTTGTCCGCGAACTTAATAGTTCTTGTGATTTTAATTTCTTCCATGTGATAATCATAAATAAAACTTATTTACCAATCAATAACCTATTCTAATTTTTTTGTTATTTGTCGAGAACCTTTTTTATCCAAATATTTTATAATACAATTATCCTCATTTATTATGGAACAATATGCAAATAACTTAGATACAAAATCTTCTAAAACCAAACTATCTTTACCGGGAATTAATAATATAACTTTATAAGTTGTGCCATCGACAGACATTTGTTTAACATTTTTCAATATTATTTCAACATATCGTTTTTTATTATATCGAACAATTACCGTTAAATCAGGATATAATATCTCAAAAACTTTTCTTACTATAACCAATCTCTTCATTTAAAAAATATAATTTATTATTTGATGATAAGAAATAGTTTTATTATCTTTGTTCTATGGAAAGAATTATAAATAAATTAATTAATGAATTTACTAAAGGGGTGGACACTTATACCCATAATGGTTCCACTTGGTTAATCTTTACTGAGTCCAAACAATGGATGATTGAACTAACTGAGAATAAAACTCTATGGTATAATTACAACTTCTTCAAAAGTATTTTTGCTTACGCTTCGTTGGATTGCGTTCAGAACCAACACCTCATCACCAAATGGGTGGAAGATAATATTATAAATAAAGAGTTAACTTATGTTACACTCTTTAGAGATGCCCGGGATAGAAAACAACAATTTGAGGACACTCTTGAAAATGGTGTGAAAAAAACTAAAATGGCTCATATGAAAACGGATTGGTCGGTTGAGGATACTATTGAAAATGGGGTAAAGAACACCAATTATTGGGGTGATAAAAGAATCTTATCAGTTGATGATACTCTTGAAAATGGTGTGAAGGAAACCATTTTTGCCTTTGTAGGTGGTTCTACTTTAGCTGAAGATGTCCTACAAAATGGTGTTAAAATAATTTCACCCTTACAATCTCGTGAATATACAGGAGACATTGATGAGGTTCTCGGAAATGGTGTAAAAACTTCTCACCCACGTCAATATGTAGGTGGAGATATAGTTGATAAAGTGATTGACAAGGGTGTAATAGAAACTCACGATGATGTATATCACCACAAAGGAAGAATTGCTGGTGTGATTAAAAATGGTGTTAAAGAAACAAAAACACCCGGTGAAGATGGTGACCTTGTTGGTGTTCTTGATTGGTTGGAAGAAAATGAAACCAATAGTGTTCCCAAAATGATTGATGATGTGATTGAGAATGGTGTTAAAGAAACTGTGGCAGCCGGATATACCGACCCAAAAACCAATCTCATATATATTAAGTGGGGTCCTCAAATTGATGAGGTTATAGATGAAGGTGTTAAAATATCCAGAACTTATATTAGTGGTTCAAGACAAAAAGAAACAACTGAAATCATAATTAAATATGGAACAAAAAACCCCACCGATTAGGATGGGGTTAATTTTTACATTTCTGATTTTAATCTTGAAAGAATTTCGTTGTTTTTATTCATTATTTTTAATTTCTTAACAACATTCACTCTGTTTTTTTTAGGTTTCCCTATTTTTTTTGATTTAGACATAATAATGATTTATATATAAGTATATTATTATAATTTTTTGTAATTATTAAAATGTATACCGGCTTTACCAAACGAAACACTATCTAAATCAACACTTAAATATTTTTTTAATTCTTCTTTCATCACCGGAACAAACGCCCACAATAACGGATAACTAATCGCAACTTCATCCTTCAGATATTTTTCCTTATATTCATTACATACAACCCGGGAAACCGGAATTTCGGAATCAATAACAACAACATAATCGTAACTATTTCTCCAACTATCTGAAAAATCCCAACGCTCCTCACCCTTATATAAATTAACAATCCTAACACTGAAATTATATTTCACATCAGAACAAGTCATTTTATTTATTAGTTTATTACCAAGTGTGTTCATATACTTATCAATAATTCTTATTGATATTTCGTCTTCTATATTCATTATATTTTCACAATTGTTTTTACTACCACGTCCTGCAAGCCCAATATCTCGCTTTCCATCTTGGCCCCGGATTATCACAATTCATTCTTGCTCTAAACGATTTTCTTCTCGCTGGATTATTTTTCTTAATTACCATTCGTTTTCCGTGAGCAGATTTTCCACCAAAACCAAAATTTACCTTAACAACTTTTCCTTTGTCGTTCTTAACATACACTTTCGATTTTTTTACATCACCTTGCATAATTTTACCAAGTTGAACTTTACGTCCCTGATATTCAGCTTCATTTATTAAGTCACCAACAACAAAGTCGGTCTCCTCAACTGAACCATAGAAACTATCGTCTAATTCATTGAATAGTTTGTTATATTGTGATTCTGATATTATTATTTTCATTTTTTTTCGTAGTGTGTCATTGTTGGTTTATTTCCGGTTCCCACTTTTGGGTCTTTCTTTTCCGCTCTTCTCTTTTGTTGGGTCATAGATTTCTTCTCATCCTTATCATATGAGGAAGCCACCTTTGGTGTTTCAGATGAAACCTTTTTTGATGGACGACATTTTGGATATGACTTTCCGTCAGCATCCTTTCTTCCACAAGGTGGGTGTTTCCCATCAACTTTCTTACTCACATCAACCCATTTCTCTTTAAACCATCTTTTGAGGTCTTCATTAACAGATTCGTTTTTAGGTTTCTTTTTCCAACCACCACCTTTTGATTTATATCGTTTGGCAGCAGCACCATTACAATACGCACTTGGACATACTTTGTATTTAGACCTTGCCCAAGATAAACATTGTGACCAAAGTGCCGGATTGGTTGGTTTATTCTCACCTTCGGTCAAATAATCCTTTAATAGTTCTTCTTGTTTTTCAGTTATAATAAGTTTCATATAAATAAATATCCCCCAATCTAAAAAGAAACTGGAGGTTTAGATAACTTCTAAATTATATTTTTCTGAGAACCATTTAGTCATGGTCGGTTGATATCTTCCCACACCAAAGCGGCTAGATAAATTTAAATGAATCTCACCTATAAAACCAACTTGCTTGAGATTTTTGTAATAAACACAAACACCGTTAATTCCAATAGACTTTTCACTTTCATATGTTTCTCTATCACCATAGGCGAAATCCATATACTTAATAACGATTTTTTCTTTTTTATCAGTCATAAACAATTTCTATTATACATCCGAGTCCATTTTTATAATTTTGAATGTCTTCTTCCGAACATTCATTAACTAGAACAAATTCTATTGTCCCAAATTGACCCTCTTCATTTGGTTCCGTCGTTTTTGGGATAAATTTTAAATTAGTTAATATTTCACAACATTCAATAATAACAATGTTCTTTTCTAATGTATCGTCAAAGAAATAATACATATCCAATAAATGTTGGTTACTGTTGTCAAATAAATTTTGATTACAAGAATGAGTTTTAATTGTATCACCACCTTTATATCGAGAATTATGTTGTATCAAAGTTTTAAGAAACATAACCTTTTGTTGGAAATGTACCCTAAGTTTTATAAAATCCTTAAATCTGGTCGCATCTACTTTATGAACTTGATAATTATTCATCTCTCAATGTATTTGGTTGAATGGTAGCATCCTCAAATGAATCAGTAGAAACAAACTCACTATTTAAATAACCAACTATCATCTCTAACATTTCATAATCTTTAACATCACCTTTTTTATGCCCGGCTTTAATCAATAAAGACATCCCGGCCGCCAATATCATCGTAGCTTCCTTAACGGAGATTAACTCTTGACCCTTTGGAAAAGCGATATCAAAATAATTTTTTTTATCTTCTCGTCTATACGTTACCGCGACTGTTAATTCATCCATTTTGTTTTATATTTGAATTGGTAATAATTTCTCAGGTAGATATTGTTCCGGACATACGATGGTAATACTCTCAATATAATACGGATATTTTAATAGGTAATCAGTTTCTACAACATCACGATTATTGTAATTCAAAACAATATACGGAGTGGTCACCTTATTATCAATTCTGATTCTAACTTTTGTAAAATCAAATTGCATAAACCGATATTCCCCTTTAACCTCACCCATAAGTTTTACAACCGTAGAAGTTTCAGTGTCAGAACTCATTGAACCAGCAACCAAAAAGAACATACCTGATGTGTGGGTTTCCGTTACATTACGATTTACCAATTGTCTTAGATAAATTTTTTCACTATGTAAATCTTTGTCCGGTGGAATTCCTTGACAACCTATTAAAAACCCTAACATTAATAACACTAATACTTTTTTCATATTTCTAACTTTTTTAATTACAAAACCAACGATACCGGTAAATCATATCTACTTTCAAACCACTCACCCAAATATTTTTTAAAATCAGTCCTTCCAACACAAAACATAGAAAAAACGATATTTTCCAATGACTGATTGTAAAAAACATATTTTGCATCTATTGAATATCCAAATCCTTCATAAGACGAATTTGGTTTAGTCCAATTAGGGTCTTTTTCATCCTCAATTAGTTCCCCATAACAAAACGTATCAAAATATTTGAACACCCATTTTTTCATTCGACAAAGATAATAAAAAAATCCCCAACTAAAAAATAATTGGGGATTTTTTTATTAAAACATTTTATCGACAGCATTGATTTCTTGGGTTTCATTCGTGATTTTATCTCTACGAATATCCATATCATTTAACTCTTCTCCCAATGATTCATACATATCAGGATTTGATGAGGCCATTTCCCAGGCATTTGATTCAACATAATCAATAGCTTCTTGTGTTGTCATACCTTCCAATTCAGGATAGTCATCAAGGTTTAATTCTACCGGTTCTCGGGTGATTGATGTTTCATAATATTCTGTAGCGAATACAGCAATTGTTTTTGGTGTTTGTTCTGACATAATGTTAAGATTTTTTTATTTTAATTATTTGAATTTCTTTAACATTGGATGTTAAATTATTCTTACCTTTAATTTTTCTAATTGCTTCCGAATCAGAGTCTGATTCCATAATTAGTGTTGTTGATTGAGACGCTTTACCCCCTCCTTCATAGATTAAATAATAATCTACCTGATAATGTTTTGACATAATGTATAAGTTTTAGATAAAGATACAAATAAAAAACCCCACTGTCAAGGTGGGGTTATAATTTAACTATCTTAATTCTCTCCGGTACATTTACCTCTTTTACAAGGTGGGGGATTATTATTTCTTACTTTTCTCCCTGTATCGTTAAGATTAGCTTGACCTAAAGTTGGTTTTTTATTTTCTTTATCTAACCAATCAGAATATTCTTCTCTTGTCATTCCAGCATCTTGAGCCGCCTTTACAAATGCTGCCTCATTTTTTTGAGCTTGAGTATCTCGTTTAGCTTTGGCTGCAGCTCTTTGTTCAGGTGTTCCAAACATTGGAGATTTAGCCGGTGTTGTCGTAATGTTCATCGTAGGTGTTGCTGCACTTGTGGTTGTTGGTGTCACTTGTTCCGATAACATTCTTTGTTCCAATCTCATGTTGGATTCTTGTATGTGTCTAATTTTACTAAAACTTCTATTCATAATTTTTATTTATTTGTATGTTTATATTTCTTCTCCAAAGATATCATCAGTCCAATTCTCAGGAACAAGAATAATTATATGACCTTGTCTAACTTCAATTGATGATTCGGAAACCACACCTTTAAGTTTCTCTAATATCTCAGGTCTTTCTTTAAAGACAACTCTTAACTTACCATCCGGAGCGGTATCGACAATCTTATGATTGAAACCATCCATAATTTCTTTGAATCTATCAAGACCATCATAATCGCCTTCCGATTCGTCATCAAAATCAATATTTAAATCACCACCCAAAAATCTTTCAGGGACATTGCTCTCACCACCACTTTTCAGATATTTAATTTCTTCATCAGTCATACCCTCAAGCCCAACTTCGTTATATAAATCCAAAATAATGTCGTAGTATTCAGAATCAAATTGTTCGTTAATGATTCTCATCACAATATTTCTTAAATCAGATTCCGTTAATTTTATAATTTTTTTCATTTTAATTGTTTAATATAAATATATGGTTATTGGCATTGTTTATCGTAAATATCTTGAAGATAGTCCGCAAAATTATCAACAATAAAATAATACATATTATCTTTAACTTTTGAGGTCAAAATTTGTTGGGTTTCATCTTCAAAATCCTCAATTAAATCATTCGTAATCATATTACACATCTCAGTAATAAAATAACTTGAACCAAAATAATCACAAGGGCTAATGGACTCTATAACGGTAAAATCCAAATGGTCTTTAATCGTATTATAATTATACCTTCTACGGATTCCTGGCGGTAAATTCTCCATTAATAATTTACTCTGTCTCTCAGTTATTAGTATTTTCATTCTTCAACAAATTCATTGATTATTTTATTTAAAAAATCAATTCCCAATGAACGAATACCAAGAATTTTTAGAAAATCATCTTCATTAATTCTCCTATTTTTCTCATAACTTAAAATTAACCAACCATATTCCTTATTTTGATTTTGTACAAGATACTTTTTATCATCAATTGTAAATAAATACATCGGACCAAAATTATTAAGTAACCATCTAAGCTCATCTCTACCATCTGTAAATAATTTTTGACCTTCGGAACCCAATTCAATCCAATTGGTAATCATCTCAATATGGTCGGACAAATCATATCCTACCACCCGATTTATTAAACTCTTAAATTTATTTTCTGTTATTATTAGTTTCATATTAATTTAATCTTTTAGGAAGAAAACTTGAATTGGCTGCTTTAGGTATATCAAATTTATTGGCAACATATTCTTTACAGATATCCACCAAATCAGGTATAGAAACCCCAAACATTTTTTGGGCGGTGTAAAAATCACCATAATCAAATTGTATTGATTCTCTTTCTGTGTCATAATCAAAAGCGGTACGACCATTATCATCCATATATTCAAATAGAACGTGAGGTGATTTCATATTTATTGACCGTCTCCCATGTTTCTTATAACTGGAATATATTATATCAAAATACTTAAACACGATTTGTTTCTTCTTACCCATATAAATAAATATCCCCCAACACCAAAAAAGGAGAGGGGGTTTGAAATCGACCGGAGGGAGTATGGGTTACAAAATGGGGAAACTTCCGTTAGCCTCAGTCATTTGTTCTTTCAATTCATTAAAAGTTTGAACCAAATCACTTTTAACATACACATCACCGAATCCTGTTATCTTGGATTCATTTCTAAACTCTGACCCCGGGAATTGGGTCAAAAATCCTCCATCACAAATTTGTTGATAGGTTCCCTTCATTGTCTTACCGACATTAACTAATTCACTCATAATATTTATTTATTTATTTATACCAAACAATTCAAAAAATTTATCTTCATTACTCTTCTCGGGAGGGATAATGAATGATAGAACACTGAACTTAATAAAATCAATCTGACTACCAAAAGTCATTGTGAAATAATTGTTTAATTGTTCTTCATATTTTTTCTTATTTCCAGAAATGGCACATTCCGGTTTAAATCGAATATTAACATTTACCAAAAATCTCTTCATCGGTTCAAAATTATTTGGATTATATACCGTGGTAGTATCATAACCCTGAACCAAAACCTCTTCAATCTCAGAACACATTTTTGATATCACAAGTTTATATGTTTCAGGTAACACAATCTCTCTTTTGAAGGCATTATCATATAATTGTCTAATCTCCTCAGTCGTTAATTTTGATTCTTCTATTTCCATAGTAACAAGTATAATAAATTATTTTGAAATAAAAAAGGGTTAATCACTCAAAGAATTACCAATCCAAAACAATTCAATAATAACAAACAACACCCTACCAAAGGATGAGGTGAATAACCACCAATTCAAAGGGTTCAAATCCCAAGCAATAAAACTTCCCAACACATATAACACCAAATGACTAACTATAAACCACAAAATTGTTTTCATATCTTATTTTTTTTAATTTTAATCGAACCTAATTATCCTATATTCCTCAGTATTTGGGTAAAATTCTACGTTTTCGTCGTATTGTTCCTGTGTTAATTCCCGACATTTGTCCAAAATGTCCTTAATTCCCCCATTACAGATAGTATATCCCTTCTGAACGTACTTTTGAACCCGTCTTAACGAATCAAAAACAAATAAAGGTTCCAAATGGTTGATAATAATCCTCTTATGATGAACATCTAGTATTCCGGAGGGGTTACAAATGACCTTTTCACCGTCATACATAAACTGACATACGGTAAAATCAAACAAATCAATAATATCTGTTAGTTTTTCGTACTCTCGGTAGATAATTTGAACCTTAATCTTCCCTTTTCTGTAAGTTCTTAGGTTCTCGTTGAAATAAACCATCTTATATCCTTGTGATTTTGACAGATTTATCTCCACAAATGAATCTAATTCACCTTTGGTAAGACCAAATATGTCGATATCACTATAATCGTCACCAAATAAACTATCCCGGACAGCACCACCGGCAATTACAACATTCAATCTCTTCTTATCCTCACCAACATAATTAAAATTGGGTAGTTTCGTTAATAACGAATCCTTAGGTAATTCACAATACTCCATTATTTATTTTTAATTTGATTAAACCATCCCTCAAAATGTTTTACTCTATCCTCTCTTGTTACTTCCTTTTTTCCATAAGCAAAAATAGCACCCATTTGATGAGCATCTCTCATATCTTCCTCACTATACTTATTCTCGTCTTGTTGTTGTCCCCATTTAACTCCCAACTTAAACGACGCAAAGTCAAATTCTCTAAAATCAATTGAGTCGTATATTTCATCAAACGCCTCTCTAAGTTTTTTCTCTTCTTTAATTCTAACCCTCTCATCACTCTCGGACCAAAACTTACTTGGTTCCTTAGAGACAACCTTTTCCAACTTCTCACTAAGGGTGGGGTCACACTTCTTAATTAACGATTCCTTGAAACTTTCCAAAGCATTGTCAAAATTGTCTTTTGGTATAGATTGTTTCCATGTATTTTGTGTTTCAGGTTCTTGGTCGTCAAACTCGGGGTTGTCATAACATTTACTCATATTTTATTTTTTTAAATATTCTTTAAATTCTTTCTCAATAACTTCTCGTTTGTCTGTTAAGTAATCCTTATCGGATAAAAAATCAAACACTGAACTATAATCCGGATGTTCCACCTCACCAAAATATTTCTTTGGAACCATAAGTGGTCTAACCATCTCATCCTTAACCTCAACACCCATCTTAGTAGTATAACCAAATTCTTGTTTAGGTTCTTCTTTTAGTTTACTTTCCCAATATTTACAATTAGCGTAAAAGTAATTATCAAAATCTCCATCTTCTGAATATTCTAAACAATCAGTATCAAATTTTTCAAGTAATTCTTTAGAAGCAATTTTTCTAAATTCTTCAAAACTTAATGGTTCTTCTTTTGAAGTGTGTTTTAAATCTTTATTCCAAACTCTATAAACGTGAGTGTATTCATCCATTATATCTGACATATCATCTATCTCTCCTCTACCTAATGTATAAAATACTGTTACTACTTTATCAACAACATTTTCATCTAACATTTTTCCTGTAAACAATACTTTATCTCCTTTTGTAAATAGTTGTTTAGGTTCTTCTTTTGGAATGATTCTTAATTTATATTCCCAACTTTTATCTAATGGGTAATTCCAATTTTTGTCAACCTCAACCCACTCACAACTTGGATTCTTAACTATAAATTCTAAAAACTCATCATCAATAGGTTGTACACCATCTTGAATAAGTTGAGGGTCTGTTGTCATAATTATAAATTTATAATGATGTAAAAAATTAGAACCTCCAGTTGAGTGTATAAGGTAATTGTTTTCAATCCTATCTGCTTTTACAACAAAACCATATTCAGAAATTACCCATTTGTCTTTTACATTGGTATTTTCTTTAATTTCTTCATCATTAGTGATGTAGATGGTTCTTTTATACAGCGCATTTTCTTCAATAGATTTATTAAAGGCTAATGCTAAATTATTGTTTACATCTAAAACTAACCTACTCGTTTTATCTGTTGGTAGTACGTGTACGTTTTTCATAATTTTATTTGTTTTTAAATTGTTCAAACCATTCTCTAAAAGTTAATACTACGGTATTAGTATTAAATAACCAATTTTGGTATTCATCCATTAAATTGTGCATATCTTCCTCACTATACTTATTCTTGTCTTGTTCTTGTTGCCATTTAGAGCCTTCAATAAAAACATCGTACATTTCCGTTTTACTTGGAAATCTTCTTTCAGCAGCTTCTTCAAGTGTTTCTTTCATCTTATTTGTTTTTAAATTTTTCAAACCAAAATTTAATATTAATTACATTATCAGATAAGTCATTAGCAAAATCTTGTAATAAGTCTAAAACTTCTTCCTCACTATAACTTCTCTGTTGTTGCCATTTAGCACCAAATTTAGCACATTGTATTAGAGTAGGATATTTTATATCTTTTATATGTTCAGATAATGCTTCTCCAAGTGTTTCTTGTTTTCCAAAATATTCTTTTGGAACTTTAAAAGCATTTAATGAATATTCAATAGCATCTTGTTTAGGTTCTTCTTTTAACAACTCTTTTATTTCTTTAATTGAAACACAATTAACGTCACCGCATCTACCTTTTTGTGGGTATATATAACAACGTTTAATTTCTTTTTCAATACCTCCTACTTTTACATAGCAGTACTTATTATCATCATCATCAAAAGAAAGTAATTCACATTCTCTTATTGGTGCTTCTTTAAATTCGTCATCACCTAATTCAATAATTGGGTAGTCTGTAAATAATTGTTTAGCTTCTTCTTTTGGAATGATGATTTTGTAATAATATTTTCCATTACCCCGATTATAGTTTCTATTCAATTCAACAAACTCACAACTTGGATTTTTAACAAACCATTCTAAAAACTCATCATCAATAGCTTGTACACCGTCTTTGATTAAGTCTTGGTCTGTTGTTAAGATGATTTTTTTACAATCAGTCCAATCATAACCATACCCTCCAAAAAAAGATGAATCAGCTTGACTAATCTCATATCCAATTTTAATTGCTTTTGAATATTTAGGTTTTACAAACCAATTTCCTTCTTTAATTTCTTCATCAGAAGTGATGTAGTTATTTACATTATTTCCTAATGCTTCTTTAATAGGTTTTATATCGTGGCATCTTGTTAGATTACCTAATTTAGTCATCCATAACCTACTTGGTTTATCTGTTGGTAAAATGTGTATGTTTTTCATAATTTTATTTCTTTTTAAATTGTTCAAACCAATCATTGAATGAATATAATCCTTCTCTACCTTCAAAATAAGCTACTTCTAAATCTTCCTCACTATAACTTCTTTCTTGTTGCTCTAATTGAGAAATATATCTCAATACGCTTATTGGAACTGCTAAATAATCTTCTTCAGCATTAGCTTTATAATATGATAAATCTCTTACTTCTTCAAGTGTTTCTTGTTTCATTTCAATAGTATCTTCTATACAAGTACAATCTGTTAAATTGCCATTACAGTCTTTATATTTTTGTTTAGGTTCTTCTTTTATGAATTTACCATGTATTTTACAACAAAGATTGTTATATGGGTGTCCATTTTCACAAGTACATTTATGTTCTTCTTTTGGAATGATTATTCTGTAATCATCTTTATAAAATGTTGGATTACCACTTTGTAAAACTTTAGTCAAATAAGTTCTAATTTTTTCACAACTTGGATTTTTAACAAACCATTCTAAAAACTCATCATCAATAGCTTGTACACCATTTTTGATTAAGTCTTGGTCTGTTGTTAGGATGATTTTTTTACACATACCACCATCATTCATATATGTGTGAAATTTTCCAAAAGCAATAGTATCTTTATTAATATAAATCGGTGAAAATATATGTCTTGTGTTTGTGTAAATATCAATAAAATACAAACCATTTGAATATTTTGTAACTATTTCATCAGAAGTGATGTAAATGTTCATTCCTTGTGCTTGTTTCATATCATTAATACAAGCGGATGATTTCATTAAAATACCTGTTTTTGTACTTTTATGTAAAAAAGTTGGTTTATCTGTTCCTAATACGTGTATGTTTTTCATAATCTTATTTATTTTTTAAATTGTTCAAATAATTTTGGAAGTATCTCATTAACCAAAATCTCAACGTCAATTGAATTACCCTTATTGTAACCCCATTTAGATAACTCCTTTTCAAAGTCAATCTTATCCGTTGGAAGAGTTACCAAGTACTTCCAATTATCAATCCCATATGAATTGTACTGTTCAATATTGAAGTATTCACAGGTGGGGTTCTCAATGAACCAATCCATCACACCGTCCCCAATATCCTGAACGCCATCCTTAATTAACTTGGGGTCATTGGTTATAACGATTTTTTTATAATCCTTTCTAACAGACCAATAATCCTTATCATCAATAACACCCTTTCTTACCCAGCCACCATCAATATACCAATTCAACCCAATGTATTCATCCGATGTAATGTAGATATATCTGCCTTCAACAATTGAATTAATCTCCTTACTTACCTGATAATGGTGAGATAAAAATAAACCGGTGTGGTCATAATGTAATCGAGTCCGTTTATCTGTCGGAATTAAATAAATGTTTTTCATACCCCAGTTTTTATTTTTTTAAATTGGATTAAACCATCGTTGGATGTTCTCTTAAGTATAATATAAAAATACCACTTACTCTTAGTATCAACCTCCCAATTGGACCAAGTCCTATTCCACCATTTTTTTATTCTATCTCTCATAATCAATTTATTTCCGACAAAGATATAACAAACATTTCATACGGCCAAATATTAAGAAATTTTAACATACAAATTAGGATAACCTTTTTCAATTTTGAAATCCTCAAGAATATTTTTCACAATACCCCAAGTTTCAATATCGTTATCACGTCTTAACACAACAAAAACTTCGGGGTCATTGTTACGAGAGTTTTCATCAAAACGAACAGAATGAATATATTTACCGGCAAGAGATTCCTTTAATCGTTTTTTTAATTCCGGGAGGAATTTCTTACCCAACTGTTGTTTGTTTTTATAATGAACAGAAATATGCAAATACCCAATATTGAATATATTTTTTGTTAAACTATTCGTTATCATATTTTGAATCACACCTCGGTAAGGAATGAGACCTTTTACCATTTCTTCAGCATCAATCCAAATACTACATCCAAAAGAATTACCCCCAAAATATTTACAAGGGAATTGAAAACTTCTAATATCGTCATAACCCGTTTCTTTTATTGAGTTCACATAGTATTGAATCCGTTTAGGTAATTCTTCGTAAGTTTGATAATCAACCATTTTATAAAATTTAAAGAACAAAGATAATACAAACATTTCATTCCACCAAATATTATCCAAAAAAAAGGGGGCGGGGGGATTTGAATACGAGTGAAACGAGTCCGGGTTATATGAATAAAGATTTTTTAATAATAGAATTTAATTCATCAACCTTATTATCATCAACAATAAATTCATCCATATAAAGTTTTCGATTCACCTCAATCATAATTCCAATAACATTTTTGTTTTTATTATAATATTTTAATGGAATTATTGTCCCTGAGTACGGGGAATTTATTTTAACAGATAAATTATGATATTCAAAATATGATTTAATTTGATTAATTAACCATTTTGGTGTGTGAAAATCATCAACACCTAAACAAATGTCCGGTCTAACCTCACTTTTATCTAAATCAGTTATAAATGGGATATCACTAAACGAATGACAATCAATAATTACTGCACAACCATACTCATTCAACCTATATTCAACCATTTGATTCAATTTATTATGGTGAATATCATAAAATTCTTCTTTAATCTTTTTTTTCACCATATCATCTAACACTCTAAGGTCTTTTCCGTCATCAGTTTTGGTATAAAAAAAACCTCTACCAAGATTAAATAATGGTTCATCATTATCGTCCAATCTTTCAACGTCACAAAATATTCTATTATACTCAAAAGTTAGAGATTCGACATTAGGGATGTCAAAAATTTTATCAGTAGCAAAATCAACCAATAATTTGGTCTCATTTTCAATATAATTCATATTAAATCCATCATAAAATGGTATTTCTGTTTTTGAATGTGGAATATGTAGAATCATTTGACCTTCAATTATGTCAATGATTACATCGTTCCCCAATAAAGTGTTTGTTAATACGTTCATATTAAAATAATAAGATAAATTAACATCAAAAACAATTATTAAGTGTTGTATTTTCTATAGATAATATCAGATTCTCCGTATTTATCTCTAAATTCACCGTTTGGGTCATATTGGGGGTCAAATTTATCTCGTTTATACTCCTCAAACCCGTGTTTGGAGTAAAAACCACTTAGAAATCCATCATAATGGTCCAAATAACGACCACCATTTTTAATTGCTGACTTAATTAACGCATCACCAATACCTTTAATTCCCGAATTATTGAAAACAGACACAATTTCATTATACTCATCACCATCACCTTTCTTCAAAGCATAACCAATATCATAACCATCCAACTTAAATGTTAACATATCCTCCAATTCTTCCAAAGAATATTCGGTTAACATCTCACCACGAGATGATTTTCTAATAGACTTCAAAAATAATTTTGGACTATGAATAAAATCGTTATGTTTAATTTTATTTATAACAATATATCTATCATCAACCTCAGAGTTTTCAGTAATTTCGGTGGGAATATCAGAATAAATTTCAATAAGATGTTCGTGATAAGGTAAGTTGATTGGTTTATGAGATATACCCATCATTTTTTTAATTTTACCAATCTCTTCGTTTAACAAATTTTTCATACTAATAAATATATTAATTTTCATAAAAAAAGGGGGCGGGGGGATTGAATCCCGACCGGAGGGAGTTCGGGTTCACAAACCCCCAACTACATAAGCGGGGGTAGAATTAATAATCTCCTTAAGACCTTTAACAATTATACCAACATCACCATAAGCCGTATAATTCATAATATCAGTATTCCTCGTATATAATGTTATTTTCTTATGTTCCTCTTCCGTCAATTGAACTGTAGATGAATACTTACGAAGTAATTCAATAAATTCATCAACATTCATATCCGGGTTAGCATTCAATTCCTTAAAGATAATCTCCATACATAAAGACCTTTGAATATAATGGTCATCCTTTTTCTTACCCCCATCCCGAATCAATCCCTCAGATTTTAATCCGGTCTTGAAATAATTTATACCCGTTAAATCCCATATGGGATTTCTATTTCTTAAACAGAACTCCCTCAATAATATTCTATCACCCTTTACCTCATTAAATCTTGAAACCAAACACTTAAAATCCTTCAAGGTCTCCCCAATCTTTAACATCTTTAATTTACTTATCATCATATTACTTTTCTTTCGGTTTTTTATTCCCACAAATTGAATATATCTTTTCCATAGTCAACAAAGATAAGATATTCCCCTTTTACAATCAATTTTTTTCCAAAAATTTTTTTTCACTATTTGACCACCCCATTTATACCGGGGGATTTTTTCCAAAAATTTTTTTAGAAATTTTAAAACGATTTTCATATAAAGTTTTTTTCCCCCATACACGTCATCGAGAGGATTATCCCCCCTATTTGGGATATATAAGGGGGAGGGAGGGGAGGGGGGATACCCCCACGGGGGATAGGGAGGGGGTATGGGGGGTGTTTAGGGGAGGGGTTAAAAAAAAACCCCCCGGTAAAAGATGGGGGGAGTGGGGGTATATTCCATATATCCAAATAAACTTCGTACCTCAGGTCGAGAAGTTATCAACATGACAGTATGACATTGTTAATAAGTTAAGGTAAAAAGTTATCAACAAAGTTATTAACATGACATGGTGTCAGAGACCAACCAACGGGAGTGTCAGAGACCAACCAACGGGAGTGTCAGAGACCAACCAACGGGAGTGTTACCTCATTAGATATGCGTTAGGTTTTAATCTCACGGTATAAGTTGGTGGGTCATCGGGGAAGAAAGTTGATTTGGGAGTATAATGTAGTGTTAGTTGAGATGGTAGGTGTGAGTATATAAATTCGAGGTCCTCTACTACCTTCTGTTGTATTATATATCCGGGATGGTCTTTAATATCCCCAAACAAATCACTATTAGGGAATTCTAAATAGGACCATAAGGCATATACTTTTTCGTATTGGGGGTTCGCAAGTACATATGATTCCCAATATGGGTTAACCGGGACATCCGCATACTCAGATAGTTTGTTGAGGTCTATTATTAAATCAATGTAGTGTAATGATATATATTGAGTTGTTGTATCATCCTTATATCCTATTATGAATGGGTATTTCTTTTGTAGACCTTTAACGGTCATATCTATCCCCTTTCTTTTGATTGGGGTTATATCTTTAGGTTTTGTCTCTATCATACATATAAATATATTGAAATAATAATTAATAATCTTTCCCCATTTTATTTGGTGGTGTAGATTATTTGTTATATCTTTGTACCACATTACCGGTAGATAGTCCGGATGGGGGCGTACCGAGTGGTGGAAGAGTAGACTCCAACCTGCTTTATATTTAATATAAATCCCCATTCTTTGAGAATATGATAATCGGAGTAAGTACTTTATTTTTAATTCCCCCATTATTCTCAGTAGATTGGGGGTTTCATTAAGAATCGTTTAATTTCCCCCATCTTGGGGGTGGGATTATCCCCGGAATCATTAGTATTCTCAGTAGAATGGGGATTTCATTACGAATAATCATCTCACCCTCAGTACTTTATCCTATAGGTTAATAACTATTCTCAAATAAATGGGGGATTGTTTGATAATGTCATAATTTATTCATATCTTTGGGGATTGACGGTGATAACCACCGGTAACCCTTAAATAATTAAACTATGATTATTATTATTGTTCTACTATGTCTGACCTTTATCCTGTTATGTTTTGTTATCATTGAGGCACTTCTTATCCCCACTCTATCTCCGGATAGTATCCTCTCTAAGTGGTGGAGAAAACATATTAGTCAGAAAGACCCCTACGATTTATAAAATCAGTAACACACTGTAGAGAATGGTTCCGGATTTCCATATTCAGGTCCTTGTAATCCCCCTCATTCAGTGGGGACTCTTCGTTAATTACAGTTATAACCTTCCACATATCACATTTGATTAGTTGAAGGACATCCTGCTTGATTCTTTTTCCCATCCTCTGATAGGAATAAACACACTCTCCTATACCGTAATCCACGATATAAGTGTTATCTGTCGATAGACCAACCGAAGGAAGTGACATAGTGACAGTGGGGGTAAAACCCGATAAGTATGAAGGTTCACCGGAATACTTTGAGGTAAATGATTCTAAGTACATATATTGTTAATAACTTTTTCTAAATATAGTTATCAACAATTGACTTATCAACACTGTCAGGGGGAATTGTTAATAACTTTTTATGTTAAAATTCTTGATTTTGACAAAATGTCAGTCTCTTTCTTCATTGGGGATAATCCTTTTCCCCCCTTTTAGACCCACTGAGTTACCATTCTTTACCACATTCTCCCACCATTATTGTGTCTGAGTATAGTGTAGAGTCACTTTTTTCCCTCTGTAGGTACTCTCAGGACCAATTATTTTACTATATACGTTTCCCAGTAAATTATGTAAGTAATGGTTAGTGACGCGTTGGAACCGTTAGGTGTTAGAAGGATTACTTCAACGACCCGTCAGGGGTATATAATTGACCACTAATCAACGAACTAAATTGTTTATATATGGGACACCACAGAGACACAAAATACCATTAAAAGTTATTATTTGTATCACTCATGTGAGTTTTAAACTGACTACACTGATACAAAACATAACTTACCATAACATCCCGTTTAAGTTCAAAATATGAGAATGTTCATTGCAAATGAACATATAACTACAAATGAACACCATACCGGATTACTAATCGTGTCCCTCATAAGTCCCACTCTGTACGGGGGGACAGAATGTCCCCACATTAAATGGGGGGATTGTTTTATTAAGGTAGTTAATTGCTTTTAATAGTATATTTGTGTTATCCATAAATTTACCTAACCCTGAATTACAATTACTACATAGTAATCCTCTAACTTTATTAGAGTTATGACAATGGTCTACTAATAAACCTTTAGAACTACCTAATTTTTTTTTAACCCCACATATAAGACATTCCCCATTTTGATTATTATACATTTGATTATATTCATCATACTCTAATGAATATCTATGTTTTAACATTCGTTTCTTTGCCAATAGTTTTACCTCATCAGGATTTATATCGTTTTTAATTCGTTCTTTTGGTATATATCTTTGACGATTTTGTTTATATTCACACTCTTTACACCAAGATTGAAACCCCCTTTTTAATGTTGGTCTTGGTCTGAAATAACACTCATCTTTATTTTCCCCACATTTTGTACAATTAATCATAACTTATCTTTTATTATAAATATAGGTAAATTAGTAAAAATGAACACTGAAACAAAAATAATTATGAACATATTGTTATTTTACTATGTATAGTAAAAAGTAAAATGTATATACGGTGAGTAAAACAATTATAATATATACAGAAAATAGTAAAGGATGAAACTATGAGTGAATTCCGGAGTGGAACGTAGGACTATGAACGAATAGATTTATCGTTTAGTATTTTATCTTATAATAAAAAACCCCACCTTTAATTGGTGAGGTTATTAGTATCTATTATTTTCTTATAAAGAAATTCTCACCATCTCTTCTTATTTTCTTCATAGTAGATAGTGAATCTCCTTCTGTATCTCTATATCCTAACGTAAGAACTAATGTGGACTTTAACCCTAATTCTTTTAGTCCTAATATCTCATCCACCTGTGATGGTACAAATCCCTCCATTGGAGTAGAGTCTATTCCTTCTACTGCTGATGCCACTAATGAGAATCCTAATCCTATATACGTTTGTTTCTGTGCCCATATAGTTTTTTGTTCCTCTGTCATATTAGATAATGTCCCTAACATCATTCCTTTGAAATCATTTAATACTTCTACCGGGATATTTCTTTCTAATGCCATAGTCTTAATGTAATACTCCACCTCATTTTCATCTATTGTATCCCACACCGCGAATACCAATACAGCCGATGAATCTTTTAGTTGTGTTTGGTTATAACACGCTCCCACCAATTGTTCCTTTAAGTCTTGGTCCTCTACCACGATTACCTGATAAGGTGTTAGCCCATATGAACTCGGAGCCAATCTTGTTGCCTCTAAGATTCTATCTAATTTATCTTGTGGGATTTTATCCCCATTCATTTTCTTGGTGGCATATCTCCACTGTAACGATTCTATTAATTCCATAGTATTTAATTTTATTATAATAATATATAATTTCCCCCATATAATCAATAAAATGTTTTATCTTTGTTAGATATTTATTTGATATGAAAGTAATAATAACTGAGAACAAAATAGAGAAAGTCGCCATTAAATGGTTAGACAATAACTATGG